ACACAAGTTCTGATTGACAAAATTATCAGCAAAGTATAAAATAAACTATAGATGGTATTAGACCATCAGAAAGAGAGGAAAATTTTATGGTAATCAATGTACACGCGGGACATAACCCGCACGGAAAAGTAGCTTGTGGTGCAGTAGGCTTAATTTCTGAATCACTCGAAAACAGGCGTGTAAAAGACTTAGTAATTGATGAACTCCGGCGCATGGGTCACACCGTTTATGACTGTACAGTTGAAAACGGTCTTACACAGTCTGATGTGCTGACTAAGATTGTAAAGAAGTCAAATGCGCACACGGTTGATCTTGATTTGTCAATACACTTTAACGCGTCAAGTTCTGCGGCGGCTAATGGGGCGGAAGTATGGGTGTATAACGATAAATCAAAAGCCGTGGATAAAGCTACCGACATTTTAAATGCAATTTGTTCGCTTGGTTTTAAGAATCGCGGAGTTAAAAAGTCAGAAAAGTTGTACTTTTTGCGTAAGACAAAAGCCCCTGCCGTCATTATCGAATGTTGCTTTGTAGGCTCTGAAAAAGATGTATCGTTATACAACGTTGAGGAAATGGCGGCGGCTATTGTTTACGGGATCACTGGTACAAGGTGCATTGGCGCGGATGAATCGGAAAAAACATTGCAGAAAGATGAAGAGGACGTTTCAGAAGTCATAGGTGCTGGTAAGATCTACCGTGTCTGCGTATTAGATCAGAAAGGTGCTTTTCACAATGCGCAAAATGCCGCAAATTTGAAAGCCGCACTTGAGAAAAGCGGTTATAATGTGCTGATTACAGAATCATAAGGAGAAAAAATGAACAAAAAGAAAATTATTGCAATAGCTAAAAAAGTATGTGAAAAATGGTACGGTGTCCTTGTGGACACCGTAGCAATGTATAGTGATGGTTCGAGCGCTATAGTATTTGCCGTCGACACAGAAGTTACAGTACAATTTGTAACAGTAGAGGTAAACAAAAAAGAGAATGTAAACGACATTATAGAGAGAGCTAATACACGTATAGCATTTACTATATGCGCGGAAAGGATAAGGCATGTATAACAAAGATTATCTCTTATCTTTGCGTGGAAAAGAGCGGCGCGACATGTACAAAAAGTTAGCGCCGCTTGCTAACAAGCAAAAAGCGCGGATTGAAAAAGCTGGATATAAGAAAGAAAGTGTACTGAATGTACTAGGTAAAAGGGATGAATGGAACCCAGATAAGTATAATCAGCGTGCATATTTGAAGTTAGTGCGATTTGTGACAGCAAGAAGTCATACATTAACAGGGATAAGAGAAATAAGGCAAGAAAGAACACAAGCACTTAGAAATTTAGGAATATCGGAAGAGTTGCTAACTGATCAAGATTTCTACGCATTTTTACACTCTCAAGAGTATAAAAGTTTAAAAATGCGCAATCCATCAGAAGATATTATAGAAATATACGATCTACTATACAAAGAGGGTAAATCAGCGAACGAAATAAAGTTAGAACTAGAGGAATATAGTTCAGCAATGCACACATATATAAAAGGTAGAAGCCTATGGTAATAAAAACATTTTATACGAAAAATGGGAAAGAATATACAAAAAATGAAACAGTTTACACAGTATACGATTATCCATATAATGTAATAAGTTGGAATTATACTACAGTCAGAAAAAAAGGAAAAAGGGCTATTGCTTATATAGATAGCCCTGCAACATTTGATATAGAAACTACAACAATAAACAGCGAAAAACCCTATGCGTTCATGTATCATTGGCAGTTTTGTTACAAAGGAAATGTTTGTTTTGGCACACGGTGGGAAGAATTTACCAAGTTTTTAAGTAAACTAGGAGAATACTTGGAATTATCAGCATCAAAACAATTAGTCATTTATGTCCATAATTTAGCTTATGAATTTATGTTTGCAAAGGATTTTTTATATATTGAATCAGTTTTTGCACGAGAACCCCATAAGGTCATAAAATTCAATGCTTGTTTAAAATCTGATTATCTAAAAACAGTAAATAGGCTAGATGTTTCACGTGAAACTTTTCCTCATTTTGAGTTTAGATGTTCATATTTTTTATCAAATATGAGTCTAGCAAAGTTTTGCGAAAATTCAAAATTTTGTATTCATCGAAAATTAGAAGACACATATGATTATAAAAAAGTACGGACACCAGACACACCACAAACAGGAACAGAGTTAGCATATGATTATAACGATGTAAAAGGACTTGAAGAATGTATACTGTCAAAAATGGATGATTATAATGACACATTAGCAACAATACCTCTAACATCGACCGGATATGTGCGTCGTGAAATGCGCAAAGCTTGCAGAGCGGACAAAAATTACAGAGAATTATTTGAAAGTCTAATGCCTACACCGGAAGTATATACACTATTGCGAAAAGCTTTTCGCGGTGGAAATACTCACGCTAGTAGATATTATGCTGATGCAATAATAGACAGCGTTTACAGTATGGATAGAGTGTCAAGTTATCCATCATGTATATGCTCGGATTTATACCCTATGACACCGTTTATAGAGTATACACCAAAAAACTTTACACAATTATTATCTGATTGTAACAAAAAACAAAACGCTATCATTATGCAAGTAACATTTAAAACTATAGCAGTACATGACGATGTTACAGTGCCATATATTGATTTTGCGCATTGTACATCTTTTAGCAAAGATTATATAAACGACAACGGGCGCGTGTTATCGGCTGATTGGGTAACGTATGCTTGCACCGAACTAGACTTTATCATTATATGCAATCAGTACCATTTTGAAGATATAGAGTGGTTATGTGGATATATGGCGAAAAAAGATTATCTGCCTGCACCAATAGTTAGCACGATGTTAGAGTTTTACGACAAAAAGACTCAACTTAAAGATGTAGCGGGGAAAGAATACGAGTATATGAAAAGCAAAAACAGCTTAAATTCTGTTTTTGGTACTATGGTAACTGACATCTGTCATAATGAAATAGTTTACGATAACGGAGAATGGACTAAGGTTACGCCGGATTTAATAGAATCAATAGCGCAGTACTTTACATCAAAGAACTCTTTTTTACTCTATCAATGGGGTGTATATATTACAGCTAATGCTAGATGGGAACTACAAAAGATGATTGACGCGGTGGGGTGGGATTTTGTTTACGCCGACACAGATAGTGTTAAATTTATAAATAAAAAGCATTTACAAAGCTTTAAAGATCGGAATGATTACTTATTAACAAAGTATCAACGTTATCGTAATTATGCAGATCGTCAAAATGAGGATGGCACTACAACTCGTTATTATTTAGGTGTTTGGGATGATGATGGCTTTTATAAAAAGTTTAAAACGCTTGGAGCTAAAAAGTACGCGTATATATCTGATGACAAAGATAAAAAAACAGGAGAAATAAGAAAAGATGTTTTACACGTAACAGTATCTGGATTATCGAAGCAAAAAGGTGCGGCAGAGTTAGAGCGCGGAAACGGAATTGCCGATTTTAAAATAGGAAAGTTATTTACTGATTCTGGACGCACCGTGTCTTATTTTAATGAATCGAACATACATTCGATAACAATAACAGATTATATAGGTAAAGAATCAACATTTACAACAGCGTCAAACATTGCGATTGTAGACACAACTTATACTCTAGGTATTACGGATGAATATTCAGAAATCATAGGCAGAAATTTTATAGATAATTGCGAATAATGCTTGACACATATGATACATGGGTATATAATACATAGTGTAAGGATAACAAACAAAAAGCACAAGAAAGTGAGGACTATTGTATGAAAATAAGCAAAGAAGAAGCTGTGTATGCAGTGTTGAAAATGGTGGTTGATGATAAAATTAGTTTGCACATGATTTACAACGGACTATGGTTATATAATTTATTAGTAGGACTTGGTCTATCAACTCCAGAAGTTATAGACGCTAACCTTGAGATAAAAGAAACAATTCTAAATTGTTTAAAAGAAAATTTTAAAAATTTAGAAAAAACCTCTTGACATTCTATCAAATCAGTGTATAATAGATAATTTAAGGAAACAAACAATAGCACAAGAAAGTGAGGAAACACAATGACAAAGAAAGAAAAAGAAATTTACGATTTTACAAAAAGACACATGAAAGAAAATAATTTAAGCCCTTTTGGTGGGTCAATATTTTTCTATATTGGCGGTGCATTTCCTGACGCTAAAATGGAAAATGTATTGAATGTTGTTAATCAGTTAATAGATGATAGTATTGCATTGAATAAATCGAGATTAGCAAGTCTCATGGCATTTTAAGAAAGCGGGAAACAACATGACAGTATCAGAACTTTACAACGCCAATGACACATGGATAGGGGATGAAAAATTCTGTTTATTAGATGCACATGGAAAATGTATTGAATTAGACGAAGAACTTATAACATTAGTAGTAAAATACGCAAAAGCAGAAGTAAAACATTTTTCTAGAAATTATATAACTTTAGCTTGACAAAATAGACCAAACATGATATTATAATCATGTAAGAAAAAATAAACAACAAAGCACAAGAAAGTGAGGAAACAAAAATGGTAAGAATAACAGAAGATACACGGTATAATTTAATGCGAGCGGTAGAGAGATGTAGTAACTACTATAAAAACACAACTCACACTTATTTTTTTAAAGAAATATACCGTGATACAGACAATACTTTTGTCTTTCACGTCACAAGAATTTCTAATAAAGATCTCGGGCGTTTGGTAGAACCGGAATCGGTTGGATATATTAAATTATATTTTGAGAATAATACCAAAAAGACCGAATTTTTCAGATAAAGCCGAAACGGGAGAAACATTCTCCCGTCACTGAAAAGATAGCAACTTACAGTCTGACGATGGCAAGCTATAACAAGCTACGCAGTTTCGCTACATTATACAAAGAAAGAGAGGAAAGCAAAATGGAAAAGGTAATTTCCAGAACTATCCCAACAAAAGTAGTATACCAGATCATGACGGTATCGCCAACAGACGGCATTAAAATGGGAGACCTTGTAGAATGGGATCATGAGATTACAACAGCGGCGGAGAGAGACGAGATTTTAGAGTCTTTCGGTATTGCAAAAGGTAATCTGATTGAGGTTGACCGGAAAGAGGAAACCCGCTTCATGCCGCTGTCTACGTTCATCGAGAACTCAATGACGGCAGAGGAATACGACGCTTACAAAGCGTCAAAGAAGTAAAGAATGTAAGCAAGCAACATTCTAAATGTTTCACGTGAAACATGCTTGCAACATTGCACACCAATAATTAAATTCAAATCAGAAAAGGAGAAAAAAGTTATGTTATACGCAACAGGTAGAGTTTATTCCACATTTTCCAATGACGGAAAGTTTTCCATTATGGTAGAGATCACAGATGAAGCCGCGGCGGAGCTGATCGAAAAAGCGGGTCTGAACACCGAGATTGACTGCCCGATTAAGATGACCGATGACGGCACAAAGCTTGTAAAGGCTCATACCCAGTTCGACTTTCCCGTTTATCTTGACGGTGTTGAGCAGAAATCGGACGACGAGACAGCAATTAAGGCGGAAGAGATCGGTGCTGATTCCGAAGTAGAAATTGCGTTTAAGGTTGTTGAGGGCAAGTACAAGGGAAAGAAGTACCAGAGCGCATACCTCAAGGGAATTGACATTTCCAAGCTTGTTCCCGCAGAACCGTACAACCCGTTTAATCGGTAAGATCGGCGTGCAATGCCATTCACGGCATTGCACGGCGTAAGAATGGCATTTATGGCATGTACGGCAAAACCGGCATGAAGCGGCAAGGCTTGCCGTACATGGCATAAAACAACAATTTATGTGGTACTATTGCATAGACTTCAATTACGAAATTCCTCCTAATCCTTACAAAAAATGTCCTAAGTCCGCGTAATTGGAGTCTATGGAGTAGTACCGGATTGGTTTTTGTGGGCGTAAACCGACGGGAAAAACCGTGCCCCGCGCCGTGGTTGGTGCGAGCCGATACCGCGAAACTCTAAAACTGTCAACGCGGCGGTAATTCTGTTAATTGCTACCGCCGCAGAAAAGAGGAGAAAAAATGTGTATTGTAATTGTACTGTTGTTTATTGCGCTTGATTTTATTACCGGAATTGTTATGGCAGTTAAAAACAGTAATTTTAACAGCAGTGTGATGCGTGACGGACTTTTTAACAAGTTCGGTGAAATCGTCATTGTGGCTGTTGGGTTTTTGATTGACTACGGACAGAGTTTTTTTGATATGGGCTTTAGCGTTCCGGTGCTTGAGAGTATTTGTGTATATATTATTTTGATGGAAATCGGCAGTATTTTGGAAAATGTCAGCCGGATAAATAAAAGCTTAGTGCCAGAAAAGATAAGAGAGATCTTGGAGAAAGCGCCTAAGAAATAAGAAATGTTTCACGTGAAACATTTCTATGGACTATCGTCTAACGGTAGGGCAACGGATTTTAACTCCGTCAATGCTGGTTCGATTCCAGCTAGTCCAGTTAAGGAGGAAGCGTAATGGCTTTTTATAATCTTGATAGTATAAAAAATGTAAAAGACTTAGATGACGATGAACCGATTTTAAGAATGATTATCGGAAATCGTAGCGCCGGAAAGACTACAGCCCTTTTGATTGAATCTTTAAAAAATGTGCAGAATGATAAGCAAGTTGTTTTTTTATACAGAACACAGGATGAAATATCGAGTAGTGGAAAAATGTATGAGGACGTGCTTGATATTTACCCAGAGTATGGAAAAGTTGTGACTAATAAAAGCATTGTAAAAGGGCTAATCAGTGCAATGATGTTACATGATAAAGATGATAATGCTAAATTACTTGGATATGCGGTATATTTCAACAATACTGATAAACTTAAAAAATATAGCCCAATGTTTAAAGACGTTGCTATGATTGTTTTTGATGAATTTGTACTTGAAAACAATGGCTATTTAAAAAATGAAATAACAAAATTTGAGAGTACGTTGAGAACGATCTGTAGAGGTAAAGGGAAACAGGTACGAGAAGTACCAACTTATTTAATGGCGAATTATGTAACGCTTTTGAATCCGTATTTTATTTATTTTGGCATACACAAAAGACTACGGGATAACACTAATTTTTTGCGGGGGCATGGATGGGTTGCGCAATTTGTTATTAACAAGGACGCGCAAAACGCCATGAATGAAAGCAAATTTGCAAAGGTGTTTAAAAATAGCCAGTATCAGAAAAGTAGCGCGGATGGCGTGTATCTATGTGATGCAAGCGCTTTTGTGGAAAGTGTTAGCGGAAACAGCCGTTATATATTTACGCTCGTTTGCGGGAAAGATAGTTATGCAGTCAGAGAGTACCCAGAAAAAGGTATTGTGTATATTGACAGGACTGTTGACCAGAGTTGTAAATATCGCTTTACGTTTGACGCGAGCAGTCATAACGCCGATACTTTGATGTTGAGTAGCCAAAGTTTTATTTATGATTATCTTAAACGGTCTTATGACTTGGGATTGTTAAGATTTAAAGATCTGAAATGTAAAGATATTGTGCTTGATATACTTAGTGTGAGGTTGATGTGATGGGTAGACGATCTGATTATCGTGATTATGGTTACACTAGAGCAGTTTGGAACGGCTTATATAATTTAATCAACAACGAAATAGGCTTAGCCGCGTTGCTTGGTAACTTATGGGCGGAGAGTGGAATTGTGCCTTATAGGTGCGAAAACGATAATAATAGTACAAATTTTTTTAATAGAAGCCGTATTTATACTAACAGTGTAGATAATGGTACTATAACGCGCGAACAATTTATAAACAGCGGTTTAGACGGAGATACAGTGCATAAGGGTTATGGGTTGGCACAATGGACATACTACACGCGTAAGACAGGTTATTATGATGCATGGAAAAGCGGTGGATATAGTAGTATAGGTAGCATTGAATTAGCGCTTTATTATTTAAGTTACGAACTAGAAACATCATTTTCGAGCACTCTTGAGGTTTTACGAAATGCTACAGATATGCGCACAGCGAGCACATATGTGCTTAAAAACTTTGAAAATCCAACCTTGCAGGGGCAAGATGTCCAAGATTATCGTTTTGCTTGTAGTATGGATGTTTACGACGATATGCATGGTAACTTGCCGCCGGAAATAAAAGTGTTGACTATAGAACCTATTAGTGCTAGTATAGTAGATGGTGGGAGCGTTAGAATTACAGTTAATGCTAACTCTGAATGGACTTATAATCTTGGACAGTATTTAGCCGCGACAAAAGAAGATAATGCTTTGATCGTTAGCGGCAACGCAAACGGTGCGCAAGTTACAAGCGTTGTAAACTTTTGGTTGGTGGATGATAGGAACGTTACTGCACAATGTCAGATTGGTATAAACAGACCCGCGCCACCCATCCCCGAAATTAACGTAACACCGTATAGTCAGAGAGCAAACGTTGGTACTGTTGTTAGGTTTAATGTAAGATCAAATTATGATTGGGGAGTTAATGTACCATATGGTGCAGAACTTGTTAAAAAAGAAAGAGGTTATTGCTATATCAAAGTAAATGTTACAGCATTGCGGAGAGTTGTTATACGTTTCTTTATTTTAAGTGATACAAATATTTATCAAAATTGTACTATCAATATATACGGTGTAGCACCTATTCCAAGTGCAAGAAAGACACCGTTTATATACTATTTAAAACCATTTTTAGGGAAAGGAAGGTAGAAAAAATGACAGCAGATGAAGCTTTAAAAGCAATCTTAGGCAAGATTGACGCGCCGGAAGAATTAGACGAAGAAATCAATGTGATTACAGAATCCATCAGAAGCGGCGCAAATGTAACAGATGACGGCTACAAGGAACGGTATGAGGGCTTGCGCGATAAGTACATTGCGCGTTTTGGCGAGATGTTAGCCGGACAGGAAAATCCGAGAACGGGCATTGAAGAACCAAAAGCAGATGTTAAAGTGATCGAGGACGTAATGCCGGATATGCTCGATTTTGACGGCAGTACAGAGTAGAGAAAGTGAGGTAGAAGAAATTGGCTAATAAAGTAGCGGCAACAAACGTTGCCATATTAAACGCAGTGAGATCTATGCAAAGTCTGGAGTATCGGGACAGGATTCCCGAAGCGACGGCGGAAAATATCTCAAGTATCTATGAAAGTTTGCTTAACATAGTTCCGTTGAGAAATGCGTTTGCTAACGCATTAGTCGAGCAGATCATGGAGCAGAGAATCGAAACCGTCTTTTTTGAGAATCCTCTGGGAGTGCTTAAGAGAGACCCGATGCGATACGGCGGCACAGAAGAAGAAATTTTTATCAATATGGCAAAAGGTAAGCAGTTTAACCAGTTCGCAACCGTTGCAGAACTGTATGCCTACTATCAGTCAAGTGTCATGGCGGCGTATCACAAGATCACACCCGCTATCCAGTACGCGGTTACAGTCACTTTTGACAACTTGCGTACAGCGTTTAGATCAGAGTATGGTGTGCGCGATCTGATTAACGCAAAAGTACAGTCACTTTTTGCGGCGGCGAACTGGGATGAATACCTCTGTATGAAGCGTCTTATTGAGAGCGCAAGTGCGGCAGATCAGCTTTACGCGGTTAATGTTGCAGACCCTACAGCGAGCGCAGAAAACGCTAAAAAGCTGACAAAGCTTGTAAAAGCCTACATCGGACAGATGAAATTTCCCCATCCAGAGTACAACATTGCCGGAGCAGACAGTTGCGCAAACGATCAGACTATCTTTTATATCACTACGCCGGAGATCGACGCAGAATTAGACGTTGAGGTACTTGCCACAGCGTTTAATATGGACAAGGTGGATATTAACGTCCGCAAGATCATCATTGACAAGTTTGATGACCCGAACATTAAGCTTGCGTTATTTGACATGAGATTTTTCAATGTGCGCGAGAATTTTCGGACACTGTCGGATTCGAAAAATGGTGCGGCGCTGACGTGGAATTATTTTTACACGATGTCTGAAATGTTTTCCTATTCTCCTTTTTTCCCTTGTATCGTCTTTACCACAGACACCGTCGGGCTTACAACCGTGAGTGTTACAGACACCGCCGGAAACGTGGGAACTGATGTGGAGATCACGGCGTTAGTAAGCGGAGACAGCCAGTACACGCCGCAGATGCTCGATTTTGATGTTGAGGGTGCGACGAGCCAGTATACAAGTTTTATTCCGGGGTCTAATATCTTGCATATTGCAAATGACGAAAAAGCGGCAACGCTTAACGTAAAAGCTACGTCAAGGTACAAGAGTACAGTAAGTGGTACGGGTACTGTTACAGTTAATCACTAAATCAGCAAGGGGGCTTAATGCCCCCTTAGAAATGAGGTTAGCATGGATAATATGATTCCAATGCCAATGCAAAAAAATGTAGATGGAATAGCACCTGTTGCGCAAGTGAGAATATGCAGAGGGATTCCATGGGATTCGTCCTACAATCATGTAAGGCTTTTCAATAGCCGAGAAGAACTTTTTACATATGTTGATAGCAAAGCGATCTATGCTACTGACAACGCCGCACCAGTCAAGCGTGGTTATGCAGACTTTGCCGCACCCGTAAACGAATTATACGCTGACAGCGCAAACTATATTGCTTTTAAAAATGTAGGATATATGGATAATTGGATGTATGGTTTTATTACAAGCGTAGAACCGTTGTCTGTTAATTCCTGTCGTGTGCATTTTATAATGGACGTTTGGACAAATTGCCAGTTTGATATGGTGTTAAATAAGTGCTATATCGAGCGTCAAATTGTAAAAAAGTCTGATGATGTTATAGGTAAGTATACTTTTCCCGAAGGATTAGAGACAGGAGAGTATATCGTTAAGCAAGAAACGGAACAGAATTATGATGCGCCGGAACTAAGTGACCGAAACATTATGAGTGTTGTTATTCCGAGTGCGTTTGATGAGAGCGGAAATTTTAACGGTGGAGAATTTAGAGATGGTGTGTATACTGCTATCACTTTTAACGTTTTTGATAATGGAGACGGCGTAAACGATTTTTTAATTGCCGCTAATGCAAACGGTACGATTGACGGAATTTTGAACGCGTTTATGATGCCAACCAGCTTTATTGCCGAAGAAACACAGTTCAAACAATTAAATTTGCCTAAAAAATACGACAACATTGATGGATATGTGCCAAAAAACAAAAAGTTATTTTGCTATCCTTATAATTTTTTATATGGCAATAATAACAACGGAGTAGGAATCGAGTATAGATATGAGTTTTTTACAAGCGATGCTTGTAGTTTTACTTATACTGTAGCAATGACACCCAACCCGTTATTAGTGTCTTATCCAATCCAATATAAGGGTTTTGCACAGGATTATACTGATATGCTTACTTTTTCGGATTATCCGAAATGTGCAATTATGACAGACGCATACAAAGCATATGTTGCACAGATGACAAGTACAGCGGGGGCTAGTGCTTTAATGAGTGCTGGGGGTATAGTATCACAGGGAATTGACACAGCCACCGGAGTTTTTAGTGGAGTTGGAAAGACATTATCTGGTGCGGGTTTTGGATTTTTAGGTGCAGCGGCAAGTGGAGCGGGAAGCGCCGTAGCAACAGGAAGGCAAGCCGCGAGTGATGCTTTTAAGTCTAGCCCACTTGCGACACTTAGTAGCACTGATTGGTCGGAAGTCATTGGAAACGGTATAAAATCGGTAGTTAATCATTTTTTACAACCAAGCGGAAATGTAACTACTTCTAGCGGCAATGCTAGTAAGATTATCGGTAACGATCACATCAGCTATTATCCTATGCAAATTCGCGCAGAGTATGCGCGCAAAATTGACGACTATTTTACAATGTTTGGGTACAAGATTGGAGAGATCGGACAACCCGCAATCAACAATAGATCAGCATGGGATTTTGTCAAAACACGTAATTGCACGATCAGCGGTAACATTGACCTTGATTACCTTGTTGTTTTACGATCAATATTTGACCGCGGTGTGACAATATGGCACACCAACGACATTGGAAACTATGGCTTGTCGAATAATTAAGAAGGAGTGTAAAGAATGAAAAATCAATCGAAAGACGCAGAATATTTCAGCGTGCCGCAGTATCGCAATTATTATATACGATATTTTAATATGCTACACGAAATGATTGTGAACCGCTTTGAGTGGCTAGGACTGCCGGACGAAATTCCGCCGAGAGTAATCGAAGATTATCTTTTTTGGTGGGGGCAAGCAGTGTTTTTTGAGGATGATGTGCTTGAAAAATATGCTGTTATGAAAACCAATATGGGCGGAACTGTAGATATTTACGGCGTACCGAACATGCGTTTCGCATATGCACAACAGTATTTTAAGACACTTGGGAAAAACAACAGTGTTATTATCTGGGATAGTAGCGTAGGTTATCCTAGCATTGACTATGTGCAGATGTATGCGGAAAGTTTGGCGAATATGAGGATGACAAGAAATTTAAACATTTACGCGCAAAGAACGCCATTTGTTATCGCAGGTAGCGAAAATCAGCGCTTAAGTACAAAAAACATTTTTAAACAGTATAATGATTTTGTGCCATTTATAAGCGTTAAAGACGGAATTAGTAACATTGAGAACTTGAAAGTACTAAATCTAAACCCGCCTAACGTGTTCGGTGACATTACAACGGCTATGAGACAAGAAATTGCAGACTTTTGCGTCCAGTTCGGTATTAGTAATATTGACGGTACAAAAAAAGAACGTTTAATTACGAGCGAAGTCGAACAAGATGCTGACCTAACGTTAATTAACCGACAATCTTTTTTAGGTGTGCGAAAACGTGCTTGTGAACAGATTAACCGTTTGTTTGGACTTGAGGTTGATGTACAATACATTGGCAACGGCTTAGGTGTAGAGCGGAAAGAAAATCTTGCAAATGGAGGTGGCGAAAATGGCGACATATACAACCAGAATTAGAGACTATATTGAAAGCTTTACGGACTGGAAAGACATAAACGCTACTACTTACGACAAAATCGAAAAAGGTATGCCTAAGCTTTTTGATTTTACTTACCCGTGGTACAATGACGACGAGACAAGCCGTATAAATTTTGAACGTATGTTTATTATACACTTTTACATGTGCGAAATCGGTTTTGAAACAATCGGTCTTTTTAAGCTTAGACTTAATGATACATTGAGACGTAACATGCCTAAATATAAAGCAATGTATGATAGCAATTTAAGTGTTGCACAAATTTTAGAAAATACAAATATGACATTTGACGATACAGACACGACTGATGGAAGCAATACATCACAAGCAGATCGAACTATGAACGATACTAACAGTAGTAGCGCTAACGACCAGAGAATTAACAGTGATAACCCACAAGTTAATTTTTCCGGTGCGGACTATGCGTCCGGCATGACTAGAGGTCAAAGCGCAGGAGAGGACAGCCGCGCAGTTAGTGAGAAAAACACAGGTAAGAGTAATACATCAGTTGTAGACACTAGCCATCGGACAGAAAAAGGATGGCGTGGCAGTAAAATGAACGAACTTATTATGTACCGTGAGCACATTGTAAACGTTAATAATGCGATTATTGCAGATTGTGAAGAATTGTTTATGTCAATTTTTGACGATTTTTCCGAACATGGAAACGATTTTAATATGGCGGCATATGGAAACCGCGGAAACTTGGGTTTATCTATTGATTGGATGAGATAGAAAGGAGAAAGAAATGGCGAACAAAATTAACCCGTTTGACCCTAACGTTAATTCCGGTCTGTACAACGTACACTTTCCTGACTTTGCATTTTGGTTGCAAAAAACTCAACCACTTGTTTACGATGATGCACTCTCGTATTATGAGGTATTATGCCGGATTAGTGCAATGCTTAATCAGCTTATTAAACAGGTAAACGATCTTACAGACGCACAAAAGCAATTTATTAAAGACGCAACAGACCTTTTAAACAAGATTATAAACGAATGGAACTCTATTGTCGATCAATGGAATAACATTGTGACAGAATGGAACTCTATTGTCGATCAATGGAATAACATTGTGACAGAATGGAACGGCATGAAAACCACATGGGCGCAATGGACTGCTACTTGGGCGCAGTGGGTGTCTACTTTTGCACAGTGGACAGAAACTTTTAACAATATGGTTCAAAATAACAACCAATTTCAGACGGATATTACAAATCAGTTCAACTCATACAAAAACGAAATTAACAATATTATAACAAACTTTGAAAATGAAGTAAATGAAAAAATCAAAGATTTTGTAACGGTAGGAATTTTGGAACATGTTGTAACTTATGGCGGTATCTGGGAGCAAGTTGTAACGTTAGAGGCGGGAGCAAGTACAAGAATTTTACTACCGGAAAGTATGCAGAAAGATGGATTGTATTTTCTTGCAAATGCAAGTATTGATTGCGAAGGAATCGTTGTTAATGTAGACAAATGGACGGTTGTGGCTTACAACGCAAGCGCGCAAACGAGAAACCCAAACTTACAAGTGTATGCGCTTGGAGAGTTTGGTATATTAAGATAACAAGGAGGAGTATAACATGTATAAAAAAGATTACCACCCAGACGAAAATTTAATTTATGAAACAGAGCACTATAAGTTTCCAGTGTCCAAGAGTACCACGGAAGACCCCGATCTTGCAAGAACTGTAAAAATCGACGAAGCGCTATACGACGAAGCAAAAGTAAGGTTAAACGAAGATACAAAACTAAACAAAAAAATTGATGATGAAACCAAAAACAGAGAAAACGCTGACCAGTCGTTGGAATCAGAAATCTATAAAATAACGCCAAGTATCAAATTTTTGCATTTTGGTAAAGATGATTTTGCCGTAATAAGCGGTTCTCCGGTAAATGTAGAAGTTTTTATAACAATGCTAAAGATAAATGATATTATTATTATGTTTCATAGAGTTATATTTAGGGGGAATGCTCCAAGTAATTTTATTTCTTACACTGCACAACTAGATCTGACAAAAGTAATACCGAGCGGCTACAAGGTAAGTAATTTTAGTATATGGCAATCTTTAATACACAAAGACGATAACATTTTAGCTATTCGTAGCAATGATATACAAATTATAAACAAAAATAAATATCTGTACTACCAAACGCAAGAACCTACTGGATGCGTTTTTTGCGGTACTACAATTTGCATGTTA